AGACCTATGGCGTGGTGAAGCCCTTGTGGTCCGACAATTGGATGGCGTTCAACTCGACGACAAAGAACCGACCGTTTCGGCTTGGGGCCAAGACTCAGGTTTCCTTGGTGGTCGTTTTGATTTTGTTCTCTGGGATGACCTTGTTGACCGCAAGAATACAAAGACTGCGGAATCAAAGGAACAGTTAAGGGAGTGGTGGGACGCTGAGGCTGAGACTCGTCTTGAACCGGGTGGCACTCTTCTTTTGCAGGGTCAGCGGATTCAACACGATGACTTGTACCGTTATTGCCTTGATAAAAAAAACATGGATGAGACTGTCAAGTATAGGCATGTGGTGTATAAGTCCCATGATGAAGATATTTGTAGTGGAGATCATGATTCGGTACAGGCTTGGCCTAAAGGTTGTTTGCTAGATCCATACCGTTTGCCGTGGAAACATCTTGAAACTCTCAAGCATAATAACCCTCGCTCGTTTGCCATCATGTATCAGCAAGAAGATGGCGACATTATTGGTGGCCTAGTTGACCCAACATGGATCACAGGTGGCATTGACGCTGAAGGATACCCAGCACCGGGCTGCCTAGACAGGCAACGTGTCTTCCTTGACCCACCAGAGAACCTACTCAACGGCAACGGCTGGTCCTACATCACTGTTGACCCTTCTCCTACAGAATGGTGGGGTATTATTTGGTGGATCTATGACCCAGAGTCAGGCAACCGATACATCGTGGACTTGCACAAGCGGCGCATGAACCCTGAACAGTTCCTATCGTTGGACCTTAATACTTTTGATTGGTCAGGGCTTATCCATGAAATGTACTTCCAGTCAAACGATCTTGGTATCCCGATTACGCACGTTGTGGTTGAGGTCAACGCTGCTCAGCGTTGGCTCTTGTCGCAGCCACATGTGCAAAAATGGTCAGCGATGACAGGGGTAGCATTTGTTCCACACACCACAAGTATTAACAAGCAAGACCCTAAATATGGGCTTGAATCTATTGGTGATTTGTTTCGTCAGGGTATGATTCGTATTCCTTGGGGTGACATGACTTCTAGGCAAAGATGTCAAAATCTTATTGATGAAGCCACGCGATACCCGGATTACGACACTACTGACCTTATTATGTCTACATGGTTTGCTAAATTAGCGGTGGAGAACCACTACACTCCTCGTAGGGAAGGTTTATATCAACTAAACCGTCCCTCATGGATGGGTTACGTTCGGAGAGGGATTGCATGAAAACTACTGACGAGATTCTTACTCTCTATAAGCAGCGTGTCAATTTTTATGGGCCTATCCATAGCAAGATGAAAATGATTCAGTCTATCTATAACGGCACTATGGAGATTCCTCTTCCTGATCTTGAACAGAATCAGATGCCTTCTACCCCTAACCTTCTTGCCGCTGGCGTAGATCAAATGGCTGGACGTATCACTTCAGTAATTCCTTCCGTACATTTTGCTTCAGTCAAACCGGGCAATCGTGCTTCCGACCGTAATGCCCAGAATTCTTCACGCACTGTCACTGGATGGTGGCAAGAAGACCGTGTGCCTATGAAGATGAAGCAGCGAGGCCGTCACCTTATTGCTTATGGCATGAGTCCTGTAGTTGTTCGTTGGGATTATAAAGAACAACTTCCTACTTGGCAGGTCCGTCATCCTCTTGAAACTTACCCAAGCACAGACATTATTCCGGGTCGCCTAACTCCTACTGACTGCATTTTTGCATATCGTCGTTCTGCTGGCTGGATGCGTAGCATGGGATACGGGGACAAACTTTATAACCTTATGGGTAGAACTGACATACCTAATGATGCAAGTATTCTTCTTATTGAATTTATTGATAAAGAGAGCACTCAGTTAATTGCTGCTGGGTACAAAAACCATAATCAATATTCAGATAGTTATGTAGAACAACTTACTGGACAAGCATTACGGGGTATAGAACTAGAAGGCTACCCTAACCGTGGAGAAGAGTGCCCTGTAATAATTCCAATGCGGATTACTCTTGATACAGCAGCAGGCCAGTTTGACAATATGATTGGCATGTACTTCCAACAGGCTAAGTTGATGGCTCTTGAAGTTATCGCTGTGGAGAAGGGCATTTTCCCTGATACTTATTTGGTTAGTCGTCCGGGTGAAATCGGTCGTTTCCTTGACGGACCCCACGATGGGCGTACTGGAATGGTCAACATCATTGCTGGTGGAGACATCCGTGACATTCAATCGCAACCGGGTTACCTTACTAACCCCACTATTGATAGACTGGAACGAAATCAGCGTGTCACTGCTGGTATTCCAGCGGAGTTTGGCGGCGAATCCAGTACAGGTATCCGTACTGGTCGCAGAGGCGACGCTGTACTTTCCGCTGTTATTGACTTCCCTGTAGCAGAAGCACAAGAAGCGTTTGCTTATTCTCTTGAAGAAGAGAACGAGTGCGCTATTGCTCTTGCTAAATCGTGGGCTGGAGATGTTACTAAGACTATTTTTGTTGGCACTGGTAACGCTAACAGTCCTGTTACTTACACTCCTAATGAAACGTTTGCTACTGATGAACATGTTGTTTCGTATCCGGCTTCAGGTAGCGATATTAACTCTCTCATTATTGGTATTGGGCAGCGTGTTGGTCTTGGCATTATGTCTAAGGCAACTGCCGCTACTCTTGATCCGTACATTGATAACCCTGAGCAGGAACATGACTCAATCATTAGTGAGGGTTTGGAACAGGCTCTTATGGCTGGGTTGCAACAGCAGGCTACATCGGGCGCTATTCCTCCGTTGACTCTTTCTAAGATTATGAATCTTGTTAAGTATGACAAGATGGAACTTGCTGAGGCTTTGAATAAAGTTACTGAGGATGCTTTGAAAGAGCAACAGAAGCAACAAGAATCTGCTGGTGGTCCTCAGGATCAAAGTCAGATGACAGCGGATCAGGCGGCTGCTAGTGGAACTGTAGCGGCTATGGCTGGTCCTCAGGGTGCGGCTGGTATGTCTCCTATTCCGGGTGCTTCTCCGGGTCAGGAAGGTCTTAGCCAGTTGATGAGTACGTTGCGCCGTCCTGCACAAACTGTTATGCCAATGCGTAACGCTGGACGGGGGGCAATGTAATGCCTCGTGGTGGCAAGCGTGAAGGTACTCCGGGTAAAGGTTATGCAAATCGTACAGATTTGGGTATGAAAATGGATGAAAGCAAAGACACTGCTGCTGCTGGTGGCATGACTGCACCTGCTAATTCTGCTCCTATGCAGTTACCTATCTATCCAGATCAGACTCCTAACCTTTCTGACCCAACGCAGCGTCCTAATGAACCTGTTACTACTGGTCTTCCTACTGGCGCTGGTGCTGGTCCTGAAGCAATGACTGGTTTTGATACTCGTATTCAAGAAACACAAGCATTAAAAAAATGGATACCATTACTTGACCCAATTATGAATCGTCCCGATACACCTGACAGCGTGAAAATTCTTATCCGCTACATAAAGGGAAGTTAATATGTTTGTGCGTAATCTTGATGCTTTTACTCAAGCCTTTGGTGTGCAACATGCTCCAGTAATTTTTGCTCTTTCTAACGCTAATTGGCCTAGTGATGAAGATCGAAATGAATTTATTTTTAATCTTACTGGTGTAAGCGTTAAGGCTAAGGGTTCATATGTCAACTAAAGATCCAGCAAAAAAACCAGTAAAAGATACTAAAGCAGCATGGTGGGATTCTTCTGTAACAAAAGACATTTCTGGGTTAGGTTGGACTGCTGATAGTGTTAATAGTTCAATTCCTGCTTCTGTTTCTTCAACAGGTGTCGTAAAAACTCCTAATACTACATTGGGAACTCCTGTTTCAACTCTTGCATCTAATTATGTTTCACCACAAGATCAAGCAAAAATGACTGCTGCTTTACAAAATCCCATGCAGGCTAAAGCCGCTAGTGGACCTATTGCAGCGGCTACTGGATTTCTTGCAAGTCTTTTTGATTTTACTGACACTCAAGACAATCCCGTTGAATGGGCTTGGGATGGCATGTGGCGTTCTCTTGGATGGGGTTACGACCGTATTAATCAAGGTGCTTCATGGGCTGTATCGGCTGCTCCGGGTGGTGTACAAACTTTTAATTGGGATCAGGCTGGACAAATTTCTTATGGTCAGGCTTCTTTAGCGGCTGGTGCTAAGAATGTGCAAGAACAAGGTGGTTTAGTAGGTTCTGCAATGAACTTTATTACTAGCCCATTTTCTTTACTGGGTGGTTTTCTTGCTGGCACTAATGCTGCTGGTCCTCTTGGTGACAAAAACTTTGATATTACTGATGCCGGTATGCGTAAGGCTGCTTTTCAAGATTCAACTGTAGGCAAATGGGCTTCTGGTCTTTCTGATGCAGTATTTACTACTTTTGCTGATCCTCTTTTATTTGCTGGTAAAGCCGCAAAGGTAAGTAAATTAAAATATCTTGATGACATTTTTCAAGGTGAAGGTGGTACTGCTCGTCTTAAAACGCAAATGGTTGAAAGTCTTGCTAAACCAATGGCAGAAAAGGCTCCTATTGCTCAATTTGCTGCACGAACAGCAGAAGTAGATCCTGTTACTGGTAAAAAAATTCTTTCTTCTGGACAAATTGCTCAACGTCTTCGTGGTGCTACTGGTTCTGAAACAATCTCTGCCGCATTGCATAGTAATAAAGATGAAGAAATTGCTCAATTAATTATTCGTCATGGTTTTGGTGATCCTGAAGCGGCTGCTGAACTTATGGTTAAACGCCCTTCTCTTGCTATGCCTATTGCGCGTGAACAGCGTCAGGCTGTTATGAGTATTCTTGATCGTAGTCCAAGTCAACGTAAAATATTAATGGATCATGCTGCTGAGGCTGAAGCAAAAATTGCTAAGTTGTTAGAGACTGCTACTAAAGGTACTCCTGAGTACAACAATTTGTTAAAGTCAAAACAACAAGCGCAACGTACTTTTGCTGCTATTGATAATGGAACTCTTGGTCAACTTGATGATATGAGTGATCCTACTTTGCAAGGATTGTTAAAGAGTGAATTGAACGATCAAATTGCTAATGATCCTTCTTTGCAAAAGTTTTTACTTGATGAACAAATGCGTATTAATACAACTAATATATTTGCTGGTTCTAAAAGTGGATTTTCTGTTGATAATGCGTTTGGTCGTCGAGTAGAACAATCACGCATGAATCGTTCTAATGCTGGATATGAAATTGCTGCTAGTCGTGGGCAAAAGTATGGAACTGGAAAAATGATTACGCTTAAAGGCGGTAATCAAATTGAAGAAATGAAAAGAGTTAATAATCCTCTTACTGCTCGCGGATGGACAAAAGATCAATTTGGTCGTGGAGGAATTAGCAAGACAGTTAATATATGGCGTTGGCTTGGTGAAGAAAATCCTTCAGGATTTATTAATACTAAAGGTGCAGCCGCAATGGGTTCTTGGAAAGAACTTAATGCTGTGTTAAATGATGTTCCTACTTATTCTGGTGATGCTCGTAAAATTATTATTGATGGTGAAGAAAAATTTGTTGGTGGAAGAAATCGTCGTGAACAATTAATAGATATGTATATGGAATCACTACATTCTTCTACCGCTGGTGCAGAATCAGCACAAGTAGCATTAAGCAAAATTGAAGATTTAATATTTTCTGATATTGCTCAATGGCATGGTATGAGTAAAAAAGCCGCTGAAGAATTACAAAATCATGCAATGACTCAAAGAAAACAAATTACTGACAATATTAAAGATGTTGGTTTTTGGATTGATGAAGATAACACAAAGAATGTTGCTCCTTGGCTTGAGTCTCAATTGCAAAATGGCACTTACATGATTAACTATAAACAACTTGACAAACAATTGCGTATGCACAGTGAATCAGATTCTTTGCAAAAATGGGACAAACGCGGAGAATTTTTTGGTCAAAATGCTAAAGATTTTTATGACGCATTTAATGAAGTTTGGCGACCATCAGTTCTTCTTCGTTTAGGTTACACACAACGTAACGTAATGGAAGGTTTGTTCCGAGCATCTGCTTACACATTTTCTCTTGATCCTTTGCGTTACGCCGCAGTACAAACATTAAAAAATACTCCTGCTAATGTTTATAGTCATATTACATTTGGCAAAACTCTTCGTTCCGCTGAGGCTGCTGCCACTTTGCGTAAAGCAGGAAAATCAAATGTTCTTATGCCAAAAGATTACATAAAATGGTTAGATCGTGAAATTTCTGCTCGTGATGCTGATATTGCTAAATACAATCAATTTGTTCAACAACCCGGACGATTCATTGAAGATGTTAATAGTGAATCTCGTGATTTTATGTTGGATTTTTATCGTTCACAAGAAAATCATTTGCAAGCAAAAATTGAACGGGCTAAGGCTGCTGGTGCTGATACTGAAGAATTAAAAAATCTTGCTGACGAATTAACTGCCGCTGTAGATAATAAAATTCGTGTAAGTAAAATTACTAAATTTCAATTAGATGACTATCAAAAACAAGTTAATAAAATTCAAAAATCTCGAAAAATGAGTGCTGATGATAAGGCTAAAGCAATTAGCGAATTAGATAGTGGGAACAGTGAATTGCTTACTGCTAGTAATGCTGTACTTGATGACATGCAATTAATGAGATCAACTCTTGAAGATTCAATGCGTAGGCGCATGGAACTTGATAATGAAACTTCTGCTTTATCTGCTTTTCGTCAACAAGGTGCGGCAAAGATGCGTGTGCATAATGGAACTATTATTGCTCCTGATGGCACTGTTTTGCGTGCAGCATTTAATAAAGATTCCGATTATACAAATGTTGCTTTGTCTAATTTATCTGCTGATGCAACTACTCGTTCCATGTCAGTTAGTGCTTCTAATAGTATGAGTAATGCTTTACGTATTCATCGGATGAAAAATTATGTAAATGTTCAACCGGGTGATGAAAATTATTTTAATGGTGTTGCTTCTGCTTTGCGTCAAGTTAAGTATTCTGAAATAGGCCAGATGGCTATTAACGGATCTAGTGTTGAAGATATTGCTAAGTTTTTGCATACTGATGCTTCTGGTAAACAAATTCTTGAGTTTATTGTTAATGGTGAAAATAGGCAGTTAAGAGAAACGTATGCTGCTCGTAAAATTAAAGACCCTAAAATTGAATTGCCTGATGCTGCACTCTTTCGTCCAGATTATGATCAAGCATTACAGATTGCTCAACAAACTATTGATCGTTATCAAATTCTTGCGCCTAGTCCAGAATTACAAAATTATATGAAAACTATGATTCCTGATGATAGTTTTAACGGCGACTTTGTAAAAAATTATCTTGATAAAAAAAATATTAATGGTGAAGCAGTGTACGCATTAAAACCTGTTATTGGTCATATTTCTGAAGAACTTGGTTCTGCTTCTATACGCGAAAGTATTAATACCATTACTTCTACTGGAATGAAATGGCTTGGTACTTTTCCTGAAGATGCTCTTGTTCGTGCTCCTTTTTATGGCAAGCGATATAAAGATAGTTTGCTTGAAATGATTGGTACTCTTCAAAGCAGTATTGGTAAAGATGCAAAAATTACTATGCGTCAATATAATGAGTTGGAAAAGCAGGCTCATCTTCGTGCATTAAAAGATACTAAAGAGTGGATGTTCACTATTGAACGTCGAACTAATCTTGGTACTTATGGCGAAATTGCCATCCCATTTATTAGTGCTACACAAAACTCTGTTACTACTGTTGGTCGTTTGCTTTGGAACGATCCTTCTGTAGCAGTATTAATGACTAATCTTTGGGGAGCACCGGGTCAAATGGATCTTACGGATGACAAAGGAATGATTCATATTCCTATTCCGCATGATTGGATTCCTGACAATGTTGAAAATTTATTAGGAATAACCAATCAATTAGATTTAACTTTTAGTCCAAGTCAATTAAATTTAATTGCTTCTCAATTAGATAATGGAACTCTTTTTCAATTTGGTCCTACTGTTGCTGTTCCTGCTGGTTTTTTAATGGAACATAATTTTCTTATTGGTCCAGATGCTCCTGCTTTGCTTACTACTGCATTTGGTCAAGATATGGCTAATAGCATTTGGTCTGTTATGAAAGATCATACATTTGGTCCCAATGGTAGTCCTAGTTTAGATTTAGCAAAACAATTGCTTCCTGCAACAGTTAATAGAGCCTTAGAAATTTTTCAAGGTGAAGGAAATGAAAGGTACGCTAAAACTTATTATGCTAATTATGTAACTGAACATCTTAAATGGAGGGCTGGATTACGCGCAGAAGATCCTAAGCCTGATGAAATTACTGCCATGACAAACAATTTAACTTTGGTTAAATTAATTGGTAACGCTTTTAGTCCGTTTCCTCCAAGTTATGAATCAACTTTGCAACCATTTGTTGATGAATATATTGCTATTAAAAATGATCCTGTGCAGGGTAAAGACGCAGATAGAATATTTATGGAAAAATACGGTACTGATTTCTTAGCAGCGGCAAATCTTGGTATGACAAAATCTGTTGTAAATAGTGCTGAAGGTATGGTTAGTAAGGCTAATCGTTATGAAAGTTTAATTAAAACTGTTTCTCCTGAACTTCAAAAACTTGGAGATTTGTCTGCTTTGTCTATGCTATTTAGTAGCAATGCAAATGACGTATTTGACGGTTCTATTTATGCTTGGCAAAAAGCAAATGCTATTCCGGGTGTAAGCACTATGTATCGTGAATCTTTAACTCCAGAAGAAGCATGGTTTAATAACGCTATTAATGTTGGTTGGGCTAAATTTACTCAATTTTCAAATCAATTAGATGCTCGTGCTGCGTCTATGGGATATTCAAGTGCAAGCAAAGTTCCTTCATTGCAAGCAGAAAAAACTACGTTTGTATCTCAAATGAAAAATGATCCTATGTACAGTGGTTGGTTTGAAGTTTACAATGAACACAGTGGAAGTATGGCTAAAAGTTCAGTTGCTCTTATGACAACTGCACTAAATGATTCTGTCTTTGCTGAAGATCATAAAGATGATCCTATTTGGCAAGCGGCTAGTGAATACTTAAACCGTCGTAATCAAGTCATTGCTGCTATGGATGCTCGTGGTGGCGGTTCTATTACTTCTATTAAAAATCGTGATCTTGCTAATTGGTGGGATAAATGTAGAAGTGATCTTAAAAATATTAATGGTTGGGATACTTTTGCTAATCGTTTTTTAAGCGCAGATGACGATCCAAAAAATCCGGGTGTTTCATACGGCATAGTTATTAGTGGAGGTTAATCATGACTACAGGTAATGCTGCTCAACAGGCTACTGCAAATTTGCCACCTATTACTGGCACTGGTGGTACTGCTGCTCAAATGGCTGGATCTTATAGCCCTATGGATCCAGTCTCCATAGTATTAATGCGTACTGATATTAATGATACTGCTGGTTCGCTATATAATATTTCTCTTGCTCAGTCATCTGTTGATATTCTTCCAACGGCAATGATTGATAAGTTACATGGAGCAATGGATGCTGCGTATGGTAAAGGCGGATGGACTCAAGCACAGTTAAAGGCTGGTTGGAAACAAGCAGTAACAAATTCAGCAAATATATTATATACAACTAATAAAAAAGCATTTCCAGATATTATATTTGAAAATATGGTTGCGGCAAATGCGAAGGCTGGATTAAATGCTGGCGGCACTGTAAATAGCGGTGGCGGTAATGGCACTTCTTATGCTACTCAAAAGTCTGTAAACCTTACTGATCCTTCAACTGCTCGTGGTCTTATTGATACTGCTTTAAGTGATCATCTTGGACGGCAGGCTAATCCTCAAGAGCAGGCTGCTTTTCTTAAGGCTTTGAATGTTCAACAGCAGGCTTCTCCTACTATGACTGAGCAAACAACTACTAAGTCTGGTAAAAGTTCTTCTACTACTTCTCAAACTACTGGTGGTTTTAATGCTTCTACTTTTGCTGATGAGTATGCTGCTGGTCAACAGGGTGCTGGAGAATTTCAGGCTGCTACTTCTTTACTTGATTCCTTTATCGGCGCGTTAGGAGCGAAAGTCTGATGGCTGTTACACCTGCACCTAAGAAACCTGCTGTTAAGAAATTAACTGCTGCTCAAAGAACTGCTCAGGCTAATGCTAAGGCTGGTGGGTATAAAGATGTTAATCTTGATGGCGTTGTTGATGTTGATCCTTTAACTCGTGAAGAGATGGCTGCTCAATATCAATCTGCTATTGGTCTTATTTATTCTGTTCCTGAAATTACTGATATTTTTGAAAAAGCAGTCAAACAACAATGGGTTGGGCAGGCTGGTATTAATAAATTTAATGCTGCTGTTCAAAACTCTAACTGGTATCGCACTAATGATCAGTATGCGCGTAAGGCTTGGGCTGCTGAAAACTTTGGCAAAATTGATGGTAAAACTTCTGCTGATTGGGATCAGAGTCTTAAGACTGCTGAGTTGGCTGTTCAAAAGGCTGCTACTGATCTTGGTTCTAATATTACTCCAGCGCAAATGGCTGGTCTTGCGCGTAGGTATGTGTATGAGGGTTGGGGTGAGCCGGGTCGTCAACAGTTAATGAATACTGCTTTGGCTGGGGATATTGGTTCTCTTCCTGATGATCGCGGAAAAGTTACTTTAACTGGTGCTTCTGGTGGTTTGGCTGATGATCTTAAAAAGGTTGCTGCTGCTAATGGAATTAATTACAGCGATAATTGGTATCAGTCTGCGGCTAAGTCTGTGGCTTCTGGTTTGACTAATGCCGCTGATTGGGAACGCGATGTGCGTAATCAGGCTGCTGGTATGTGGGGTGTTTATGGGGATAAGATTAAGGCTGGTCAAAATGCTTATGATCTTGCTTCCCCGTATATTAATGTGATGGCTCAGGAGTTTGATATGGATCCTAGTCAAATTACTTTGAATGATGGTCATATCCGTAATGCTCTTATGGGTGTTGATGATCAGGGTAATCCTGTGTCTAAGTCTCTTTGGGATTTTCAAAAGAGTCTTCGTGAAGATCCTCGTTGGATGCAAACTAAGGGTGCTTTGGATAAAGTTTCTAGTACGGCAAATAGTATTCTTAAAACCTTCGGATTGGCTGGCTAATGTCTACTCCTACATTTGATGCTCGTGAGTCTGCTCTTGCTCAGGCTTCTGGCGATACTTCTTTTATTACTATGGCTAATGCTGGGATTAATACTCCTGTAGCGGCTGTTGCTTCTACGGGTAGTAGTAATGGCGATGGTACCGACGGTGAATCTGATTGGGAAAAACAAAAAAGATACTACGAACAAAAAGATCAGGCTAATACTCTTGGTGCAGTTAAAAACGCTTTTAGTCAGTATGGCTTGGCTTCGCTATACCCTAAAATTGAACAGTATGTAAGGGCTGGATATACTGCTGATACTATTGCTATTCTTCTTAGAGAAACGCCAGAGTACAAAACTCGGTTTCCTGCTATGTCATCACTAGCCGCTAAAGGTCGCGCTATAAGTGAAGGTGATTACGTTGCATATGAAAGAGGCGCGGCTGCCCTAGAACAACGGTATGGTCTTCCTGCAAATATGCTAATGAACAATGTCACTAATCTGCTCACTAATGACGTTTCTACTGCTGAACTTAATGACCGGGTAGTTCTTGCTGCTGCTGCTTCTATTGAGGCTCCACAGGCCCTTAAAGACCAGTTTAAGCAGTTCTATGGCATTGACCAAGGCGGTTTGGCTGCATACTTCCTTGATCCTGAGGTAGCGGCTCCTCTTCTCCAGAAGCAATTTGCTGCTTCCCAGATTGGCGCTGAGGCTACTGCTCAAGGTATTGGTCTTGATGTTATGGGCGCTGAGAATCTTCAACAACTTGGCATTACTCAAGATACTGCCCGTACAGGATTCTCTAAGGTCGCTGATCAGGCAAGTCTTACTACTGGCGCTGGCGATACGGCTAGTCAAAAGGATCTTATTGCTGGCAATTTGCTTGGTGATGCTGCTGCTAAAAAGAACATTGAGAGGGCTGCTGGCGCTCGCGTGGGTCGCTTCCAAGGCGGCGGTAATTTCATTAATGACAAGACCGGAAATGTTGGTCTTAAATCTGCCGCGACACAATAACTCAATACTTGCATTTCACTACTGAGTTATGTATATACTTTGATTGTACTTGTGATTGGCCCTGCTGAAAAGTGGGTGTGCTGGCTCAAGTCTTTCCAGTGCGGATTGGCCTCCGTTGCTGTGTATTAATTGGCTATCCATTAATTATGTCTTTAGCGACCGCTATTGGCATATCCAGTTACAAACCTCCACCAGATCCTCCCGGTTTGGTGCGTCTAGGAAAGGGAAGTGCAATGTCCACACAATATGAAGACGACTTTGATTCAGAAGAAGTTGACGAAATTCAGTCCGAAGATTCTCCTCGTGGTCTTCGTCGGGCAGCGAATAAGTCAAAGAAACTTGAATCGGAACTTGCTCAAACAAAGCGTGAATTGGCGTTCATGAAAGCAGGTATTGATCCTGAAGACTCACGAATGAGATATTTCGTTAAGGGTTATGACGGTGAAATGACTGGTGCAGCGGTACGTCAAGCGGCGTTAGACGCAGGTTTCTTGGCTCCTCCTTCAGATAATTCAGCACAGTCTCAAGCAATTCAAAATTCGCAAGAGCGAGTTATGACTGCTTCAGCCGGTGCAGTAATGGAAGACGGATCTGAAGATGCTGCTTATTCGCGTATGGCAGCAGCGATGGAAGAAGGCGGCTCTCAAGCGATGTTGGAAGTTGCACGACAGTACGGCATCCCAATCGAATCTGAAATGTAAAGGAAAACATCATGCCAGCAGGTACCGGAACCGCAGGTTCCAACCAGAATGGCCCAGTAGCAGCCCCTTCGTACTCACCCGGTGAGATCGTAACTGCCGCTGGTCCACTATCTATTAACGCACCAGCCCCAATCGTAGACATTACTCTTGGTTCACAGTTTGTAACCAAGGCTTACGACTTGATGGTGTACCCAGCACTGCGTCCAGAACTGATCTTTGACCAGTTTGCTACGGTTCGCGCAACGAACACCACCCATCGTGGCGGTTCAGTTCGTTTCTCGTTTGTTGACGATATTAGTGAACAAACAACTCCTCTCCTTGAGAACCTTGACGTTGACTCAGTTGTCCTCTCTTCAAAGGCACTTACCGTGTCAATGCGTGAGTACGGCACAGCAGTAACAAATACGGCTCTCATCCGTGGAACAAGCATGATTTCGCTTGATCCACTTATTGCTGAGCGTGTCGGCTACAACGCAGGTCTGTCAATTGACACCCTGTGCCGTACCGCACTCGATGCAACCACCATTACTTACGATGACGGCACAACTGCCACTGTCGGATCTATTGGTGATGGTTCGTCTAACCTCAGTGGTGCAATGCTCCGTCAAGGTGTTGCTCGCCTTCGTGCAGCAAACGTGCGCCCTATGCGTGGCGGTAACTATGTTGCTGTCATTAGCCCATATCAGGCACAGCAGTTGATGTCCGAAACGACTGACACTGGTTTCCGTTGGATGGTTGGCTACTCAGGCGATAACAGCGCTGGAAACAGCATCTTCATGGGTGAAGTTGGAACCTATGAAGGCGTTCGCCTCATTGTAAACAACCACCTTACCAATCAGGGTACGGGCTACTTGATGGGTGCTGAGGCTCTTGCCAAGGCGTTCTCAACGGCTCCGGGCTTTGGCGGCAACCCTAAGACGGTTGTTTCTCCAGTGGTTGACAAGTTGCGTCGTTTTGCTTCTGTTGGCTGGTACCACCTAGTTGGGTACAGCGTGTTCCGCGCTGATGCTCTACTTCGGATCAGAACTAGTTCATCGCTGGCTTCATAATCAGTTGTTGTCTGGTTTAATTAGATAGGTCCCTCCCTCACGCCACCCTTGTCGGGGGAGGGACCATCTCAACTTTTTAAGGAGTACCAAATGGCTAAAATGCCTTCTGGGCAATATAAAGGTAAGACTACTAATCTTTCTGCTAAAGAATTGAAGACTGCTGTCTCTTCCGCTAATGGTAAAAAAGTTGGCACATACAAAAAGAATCTTGGTGCTGCTACTAAAGTTAATATTAGTAATACTGCATGGGTTGAAGGCAAAGGTCTTGTTAATAAAACTTCTCCGGGAACGCGCATTACGGGCACTGTAACTCTTGGTACTGGTGAGAAAGCAACTTACGTTAATGGTCGTCGTCTTCGTGCTTCTGATTCTAAGCCTGTTGGTAGTGGTAGTGGTAATGGCGGTGGTGGTAAAACTCCTGTTAAACCTAGTGTTAATGCCGCTGCTTACGCAAAAAATCAGGCATTGCCGGGTGCATGGAAATCTGCTGATGCTCGCGCAAAACAAATTGCTGCTGATCGTGCGGCTGCTACCCCAAATAAAGGTCGTGTAGGAAGCAAAGCAGCAGATAGGGCTATTGCTAATACTTTAACTGGTTCTGCAACATTTGGTCAGGACAAAGTAAAATACGTTGATCGTCTTGGTGCTAAGAAGCCGGGTGATGCTCCTAAACCGTCTACTCGCCCAAAGACTCCTATGCCATCTGATTCTGATGTAAAAAAGGCTACTGGTGGTGTGTATGGAATGTCTGCTGCTGGTACTCCTTTTCGCAAAGCAATGCCTAAGGGTCGTTTAACTGATATTATGAAAACGGGTTCTGGTTTTGTACTTATGCCGGGTGCTGGTTTGGCTGCTGGAGCGATTAAGGGCGGTACTACTGCTGGTCGGCTTATTGCTAGTAAAGTTGCTGGGTCGGCTGCTGGTAAGGCTGCTGGTCGTAGTGCTGTGACTGCTGGCGCTAAGGCTGCTGGTAAAGTTGCTGGCACTAAAACTGCTGGCAAGGTTGCTGGGTCGGCTGCCGGTAAGGCTGTTGGTAAGAGAGTTGCGGCTAATAAAGCAGCAGCGGTTAAAGTTTCTAATCGGCAGTTTATTGATAATTCAAATGCTGCTTCTCGTGCTGCTTCTCGCGCTGATTCAATTGCTCGTACAAAGGCTGCTTTGAATCGTGCTAGTTCTGCTACAAATAAAAGGACTCGTGCTTCTGCGCTTGCTGCTGCTCGTCGTGAAAAGCCTAAGTATGGAAAGGGACGTTAATCATGGCTATGACACCTAAACCTAAGACACTTTCTAAATATCCAAAACTAAAAAATGCTGAGAAAGAACCATTAAACGTAAAAAATGCAAGGCTAGTTAAAAATGCAAGGCTAGTTAAGGCTGCTTCTCAAAATAAGTCTAATGCTCCTGCATCACGGCAATATACGGGTTCTAATCAACAGAAAGAATTAATTACTAAAAGTCTTGCTTTTACAACTTTGAGAGATGCTAAGAAACTTTCTAATAATGCGTCTTTGCAAAAGTTGTCTGGTACTGCAAAAGCAGTTAAGGCAACTAATGTTTCTAGAAAACCTTTATCAAATCTTGCATCTTCTTTGTTAAGTGGGGCTAAGATGATAGAAACTGATCCATTAAAATCTTTAAATACTCCCAAGAAAGCAGTTAAGGCTGCTTCTAAGATGACTCCTCGTGAGGCTGCTGCTCGTAAGGTTGCTGGAAAAACTGGTGGAACAGGAGCAGGAGTAGCAATGACTGCTCGTGAGGCTGCTGCTCGTAAGATTGGTAGTGAAAGTCTTGCTCGTCGTCAGTCAGAGAATACGACTGGTATGTGGTCTAACGATAAGCCTCGTGGTCAGAAGGTTCCTAAAAAGCCTATGGCTAAAGATCCTACAAAAATTAAAGGTTTTGGTTACGGAAAGGGTACTCGATAATGTGTATGAAGTGTGGGTGTTCAACACCTAACGATAAGAAAAGTGGCGGTCAAGACTTTGGCTCAAACGGTGGCAGCGGCAAGGAAGTTATTGTTCCTGCTACTGACGCTACTCCGGGCGGTTATGACGGAAACAATGGCTACTAGTCTTGGTGCTGCTTTTGTCACTAAGTCATATGTAAAAAATGTGGCTAAGAATGGCAAGACGACTGCTACTCCTAAAGCAAAGATTGTTAAGGCTGATTATGGGGATGCTGGTCGTAAGGCTATGACTAACGCTATTAAGGGTTCTCCTAAGCGGAAGAAGAAGTAATGGCTACTCCGGCGTGGCAGCGTAAAGCAGGAAAGAATCCTAAGGGTGGTTTGAACGCTAAGGGTCGTGCGTCTGCTAAGGCTCAGGGTATGAATCTTAAGCCTCCTGTAAAAATGGCTGAGGCTAAGAAATCTCCTAAGTCTGCTGCCCGTAGGAAATCTTTTTGTGCTCGTATGGAGGGTATGAAGAGGGTCAATACTTCTGCTAAGACAGCGAAGGATCCTAATAGTCGTATCAATAAATCGTTGAGAGCGTGGGACTGTTAATGAAAAAGACAGTAAAACTTGATGGTATGAAACATACTGTTAAAAAGGTTGGCAAGAGTATTATTGTTGACCATGCCGGTAGTAATCCTAAAAAGTGGGATAAAATTAATCTTACTCAGAAGGCTGGTGCTAAGACTGTGAAGCAGGGTGTGGCTGCTAGTCGTAAGTATCATGCTTCTGTAGCGAGTAAGAAAGGTAAGTAATGACGGTTCAGGTTCAGTTGCTTGGTAGGGGAACGTATGGTCCTCGTGTTGAGTATGGGCCTAATGTTTCTCCGTTGTGGTCTTTTTTTCTTTCTCCTTCTGCCCAGAATAGTGTGTTGATTTATAACGATGGGACTGTTATAGAGGGCCAGTCGTTTGATGAGTTTCGTCAGATTCAGCAGCCTGATGTTCATACTTTTATTCTTGGTGGCACAGATTTTCGTACTGATGTGGGATCTTTTGAGTATGACGCGCTGACAGCGGCAGGTTATACTTGGAGGAACGTCTATACTGACAATGTTTATCCTGAAACGTATGATAATCCGTACAACATGCATGGTTAGGAGAAGTAATGCCGTCGTTGACTTTGCCTACCCCGAATAAGACTCCGGGTGATGGTACGCCTGCTGGTGATACTAACCTCATTATTGAGGCTATTAATACTCTTAATTCTGCTGTAAACAATCTGGCTACTGGCCCGACGGGTGCTACGGGAGCGACTGGTCCTACGGGTCCAACAGGTGCTACTGGGGCCGCGAGCACTGTCACAGGGCCTACTGGCGCTAAGGGTGATCAGGGTGTTACTGGTCCTACTGGCGCTCAGGGTCCTATTGGTAATACTGGTGCGGCGAGTACGGTTACTGGTCCTCGTGGTGAGACTGGACCTACAGGTCCGACTGGTCCAACGGGTGCGTCAATTACTGGCCCCACTGGTGCTGCTTCTACGGTGACAGGCCCAACGGGTCCAACTGGTTCTACTGGCGCTACTGGTCCTTCCGTTACCGGACCTACTGGCCCAACTGGTGCTGCAAGCACTGTCACTGGTCCTACTGGTCCTACTGGTGCGGCTTCCACTGTTACGGGTCCAACTGGACCTACTGGTCAGGCTGCTGCTCAAGGTGCTACTGGACCTACTGGCCCAACAGGTGCGGCTGGTGCTGCAAGCACTGTTACTGGGCCTACGGGACCTACTGGAGCGGCTGGTGCAGCGTCTACTGTCACTGGCCCCACTGGTCCAACTGGAGCCGCGTCAACGGTTACTGGTCCTACAGGACCAACCGGTGCTGCTGGTGCTGCATCTACCGTTACAGGACCAACCGGACCTACAGGAGCCGCGTCTACTGTCACAGGACCAACTGGTCCTACAGGGGCCGCTGGAGCCGCTTCTACGGTAACTGGTCCTACAGGGCCAACGGGTGCGGCAAGTACCGTAACCGGCCCTACAGGACCAACGGGTGCTGCGTCTACCGTTACCGGTCCTACGGGCGCTACCGGAGCGACGGGGGCTGCCGGTGCGGCATCTACTGTAACCGGACCTACCGGAGCAACAGGGGCTACTGGGGCAACAGGTCCTACTGGCCCACAACCGTCTTTGTCTACGGTAACTCCACTTATTAATGGAACGGCTGCTGCTGGTACTGGTACGGCTGCTTCAAAAGAAGATCATGTTCATCCTACTGATACATCTCGTGCTGCTGTTATATCGGAAACAACAACCGATTATACGCTTGCATCAAATGTGCTTACCTTTAATCTTTCTAACGGCAACGTAGGTTATATTGCCACAGCCCCTACGGCAGCAATGACATTTAACTTTACAAATGCGCCAACAACTAATGGTGAATCAATTACTGCATCGATTTTTGTAGTTCAAGGTGCAACTGGTTATTATCCTTCAACTGTGCAAATTGCTGGCACAGGCCAAACTATTAAGTGGGCAGGCGGCGCTGCTCCAACTCCTACAAGTTCGGCAGGAAAAATTGATGTGTTTTCATTTACATTAATTCGACGATCAAGCGCATGGACTGTTCTTGGTTCGGCGTTAGCGAATTTCTAATGCCTAGATGGGGAAGAGCAAAGAAAATATATGCGCCTATTGGCGGAATTGGTAGATCGTCATTTAACGACGCTACTGGTGGCACAATCACGAGTTTTACGAGTACCGGTCAAACTGGAACGGTCACAGGAAAAATATATCGCGTTCACACTTTTACATCCAGCGGAACTTTAACTATTACTGTTGCCAATAATCCTTTTGATTATTTAATGGTTGGCGGTGGTGGTGGTGGTGCTACTGGTCCAGAAGCAGCAGGTTACGGCGGTGGCGGAGGCGCTGGTGGCTACCGTTCTTTCCTTGCACAAACTTTATCAACTGGTGCTAAAGCCATTGTTATTGGTGGCGCAGGTGGTGGTCCGGGGGGACAAAATCCCGGTGGCGGAGGCGCTGGCGGCGCTACTACTTTTAACTCACTTTCTGCTGCTGGTGGTGGTGGTGGCGGCAGCGCTGGTGGTGGCGGCAGTGGTGGTTCAGGTGGTGGTGCTGGCGCAAACTATGGTTACCAACCCGGAGGATCAGGAAACGTTCCTTCCACAAGCCCATCACAAGGTAATAATGGCGGTGCAGGAAACCCTGACGACAATCCTGATGTTCGTGGTGGTGGCGGTGGCGGAGCAGGCGGTGGCGGTGGTTACAACGATTTAGGCAGTGGCGCTTCTGTAAGTAACTCTATTAACGGAACTGCAACAAACTATGCAGGCGGCGGCGGCTGGGGTCAAGGAGCCGGACGCGGTGGTGGAGGTAACGGTGGCGAGTATTGGGGTGGTGGCGGTAACGGGGTTGCTGGAACGGTAATCGTCAGATATCAGATTGGATAATCAATGAATATTGCGCGTATTAAAAATGGCATTGTTGTCAATATTGAAGTTGCTGACGCTGCTTGGGTTGCGGAAAATGAAGGTATAGATGGGTTTACTTTTATCCCATATACCGAAGAACAAGCAATAGGTAACGGTTTTGTTTGGAATGAAATTACTGGATTTGAGCAACTTTCTACTCCTTTAATTGATAGTTAGGATTAATTGAAATGACTGCCTCATAATGAAGATAGCCGTCTACACTATTGCTAAGAACGAAGAGCAGTTTGTAGAACGATGGTACGAGTCTGCTAAAGAAGCCGACTACCTCACTATCCTTGATACCGGCTCAACCGATAACACTGTCACACTCGCTCGTGATTTAGGTATCCATGTAGAGCGATGGAAGTTTGATCCTTGGCGATTTGATAATGCTAGAAATCTGAGTCTTCAAATGGTCCCGGAAGACGCTGATCTTTGCGTAGCGCTGGATATGGATGAAGTTCTTGTAGAGGGCTGGGTGGAGCATCTAAAGGCCGCACATGCTGATGGGGTGACTCGTCCTCGCTATCAGTACACATGGTCATGGGTTAATGGTAAACCCGGACTGCAATACGGGGGTGACAAAATTCATGCGCGTCATGGATATTATTGGAAACACCCCGTCCATGAAGTCATCATGCCTAAGGGTGAAGAAGTACAGGGCTGGTATGGGCTAGAGATTCATCATCATCCTGATGAGAATAAATCCCGTGGACAATACTTTCCGCTGCTTGAGTTAGCGGTCGAGGAGGATCCTGATGATGATCGTAATGCTCATTACCTTGCTCGTGAGTACCTTTTTGCTGGCCGTAACGATGCGGCAATAGCGGAATTTAAGCGGCACTTGTCTTTACCTAGGGCAGTGTGGCGGCCTGAAAGGGCTAGGTCTATGCGGTACATTGCCCAGTTGTCTACAGATAAGTGGGAGCAGGGTGACTGGCTTGGGTGGGCTACTGAGGAAGATCCTGAATCCCGTGAGGCTCTTCTTGAGTATGCTCAATGGGCACACGACATGGAACTATGGCAAATCTGTTTACAGTCTGCAACAGCGGCATTAAAGATAACTACCCGTCCTCTTACTTACCTTACTGAGTCTTGGGCTTGGGGAAGTAGAGCGCATGATCTTGCCGCTGTAGCGGCTTTTAGGCTGGAATATTACCGTGAGGCAGCGTTTCATGGTATGGAAGCGGTAAAGTTAGATCCGTATGACGGTAGACTTACTGCTAATGTAAAGTTTTATTTGGAGGCCGCAGCATGACAACGATGCTTGATTTAGTGAGTGATACTCGTCGTATGGCTTTTGGCTCTAACAATGACCAGATTAACCTTGTTGCCCAAACCTATACCGCTGAAGATACAAGCCTTGTCCTTGACATGGATGTGTCAGGCATTACACAGGGAATGATTATATCCGGTGGCCTAAATGTGTGGTTTGTTAGGGGCATTGATACTGCTTCCAATAGTGTGAATGTTATTCCCGGTTTTGATAACAGCCCTAAAAAGGACCTTGCCGTAGGTGATTTTGTTTTCATTAAACCTAAAGTCACTGACTGGTACATGTTTCAGACAATGAATCAAGAAATTCTTCGCTTGTCTAGCCCAGAAAATGGGTTATATCAGGTTGCTTCTTGGACAGAAGACGTTGATCCTACTTGGCAAACGTATGAAATTCCTGAAGAAGCGCTCAACATGATTAGCCTTTTACGGGTACGTTACCGTATGCCGGGTTCTCCTGATGTTTGGTATGACATTCCTAATAATGCGTATCGTATGCAACTAAATAGTGGCTCTGAATCAGACCTTACTTCATACATTCGTTTGCTCCGTAATATTCCTAGCGGTACAGAGATCCAATTTTTATACAAAGCACCTTTTAATCAAGCCACTGAATTGTCTGACAGTGTGACTGATGTGTGTGGTTTGGGTGCAAGCATGGTTGATATTCCTACTCTTGGATGTCTTGCTACGTTACTGCGTACTGGTGAGTCGCAGCGTGGGCAAGTTCAAGTGCAAGGTGATGCTCGTCGTGCTAATGAGGTAGTTGCTGGGTCTAACTTGAACACTGCTGCTCGTGTTGAACGCGATTATAAGATGAGAATTTTGGAAGAAGCGGCTCGCTTAACGTCACGAATTTCATACATTCGGAGTATATAATGGTGTATGGGACGCAGATTACTCAACCGTTTGATGAACCGTTCAATCAATCTACTGCTGCGTTGTCTTCAAATTTTTCTCCTAGCGTTATTGGTATTGATGGTGTCCCTTATTTGATTGATACTTCTCCTAGTTATGTTGGTGAAGGTCGCTATAAGCGTGAATCGTTTGAGGTAGTTCAGCAGCGTAACGTGGATTCTCAACGAGATTTGTTGTTGCTTCCTCAGAATGTTTGGCGGCAGCAAATGCAGTCGTGGCATCAGGGCGCTGGTCAAACAAACGTGGACCGTGATGATTCTTTGCCTTACCGTTTTAATACTTCGTTTGGTATCAATCCGTGGACTGAGTGGCGTTGCGAATTGCTTCCAGCGACTAAACAACTGTATGGGACAGATGGGTTTTCTGGTTCTACTTTCTTAACTACTTACGGTGACTATCTTGCTGTTATTAACAATGAAACTATTTGGTGGTACGACGCACTCTCGGTAGGTAGCACTGCGTCTGCCGGTAGCACTGTCCCTAATAGTGGGCATCCTGTTATTGATATTGCTAATTTTGGTTCTAAAGTTACTACCCTGCACAACGATGGCAAAGTGTATGAAACTGCTGGTCCGGGGGTTGGCTCTACGCTTAAAGGCACTTACGCTAACGCTAATTTTATTGCGTATGAAAAAGATTTTCTTCTTGCTGGCGTTCAGAATACTTTGCGCGACATTACTGCTGGCAGTACCGGGACACTCATTTACACTAATCCGGCACCGGCTTTTCGTTGGCAATCCGCTGCCCCCGGCGACACTTGTATTTATGTTCTGGGCGGTGTGCAAGATAAGTATGTTGTGCATCGTGTTGGTATTTCGCAAGATGGTACTGGTCTTACTCCAGCGGTTGTTGCTGCGACTCTTCCCGATGGGGAGATTGGTTACGTTATAGAATCGTATCTTGGGTTTATAATGATTGGTACTAATTTTGGTGTCCGTATGGCTACCGCAAATACTAGCGGCGATCTTACGCTCGGACCTATCATTCCCACGGATGAGCCTGTTCGTTGCTTTGAGGGGCAGAGTAGATTCATTTGGTATGGCGTGTCATCAATGAATGGTGACTACACCCTTGATAGCGAATACTTTCCTGAAAATCCTGTGTCTGGTTTGGGTCGAATGGATTTAGGAACAACAACTACTAGCGCTCTTACTCCTGCTTACGCTAATGATATTGCTGCTGTGACTGTGGCAGCAAGCATAACGCGATCCGTTACTACCTTCCTAGATAAACAAGTGTTTTCTGTAGATGGTGAAGGTGTGTGGTTTGCTAGTAGTGATTTTGTTGAGGCTGGCTGGCTACAGCAGGGCACTATGTCGTTTGGTATTGAGGATCTTAAAACTGGTTTGTATGTGCAGGCTAAATGGGAGCCTCTTGTTGGTGAAGTTGATTTAGATATTTCGTATGATTCTACTGGTTTTATTCGCCTTGGTACGTTTGCTCAACAGGGTTCTATCCGTAGCGGTAATGCTTCTCTTGATGGTGTTCAATATTCTCGTTTAGATTCTCGGTTTGTTTTGCGCCGTAGTGATGACGTAACTACTTCCCCTCATTTTAGTCGTTGGGAGCATCGCGCTATCCCTGTGCAGGGTAGAACTTCTCGGTGGACGCTACCAATTATGAACTATGAAGAATTAACTATTGATACTATTACTTATAATCGTGATCCTTTGCAAACGTATTTGGCTCTTGTTGATCTTGTTGAAAGTCGCAAATTATTTACTATGCAAGAGTCAGGTATCTCATATCAAGTATATGGAAAAGATTTTCTTTGGTCTCCTGAAAAGTTGACCATGAATGGTAAGTCTTGGCAAGGAACATTTACCCTAATAGTGGAGAGTATACAATGAGGCGACAATATTCGGGCGGCGCACAGCCAGCCGTACTTACACAGGCTTTGGGTAACTCCACTGCTAACTTAACTATTTATTGTGACGATCTTACCAACTGGCCCGATGGCAGTGTCGGTCCGTTCTATATTGTCATTGACCGCGCTAAGGCAGCGGAAGAAAAAATTCTTTGTGTCTCTCGTGCTGGCAATGTGCTTACTGTCTTTAATGACGGAATCACCAATGGTCGTGCTGCTGATGGTACTTCTATTACTAGCCATGCCGCTAATGCCGCTACTGAGCATATTTTTACGGCTACGGATGCTAATGAAGCCAACTTGCATGTGAACTCTTCGACGACTGTTCATGGTATTACTGGTGCCGTTGTGGGCACTACTTTTACTCAAACTCTTACAAATAAAACCATTAGCGGCTCCTCTAATACGTTGACTAACATTGCTCAGTCTTCCGTAACTAATCTTGCTACATCGCTTACTAGCGTAACTATTAATCCTCAAACGGCTTCTTACACGCTGGTTCTTGGTGATGCTGGCAAACAGGTTGAAATGCTTGTTGCTACAGCGAACACTCTTACTGTCCCACCAAACTCAAGTGTTGCTTTCCCTACTGGAACTCTAATTCTTATTGTTCAAACTGGCGCTGGTCAAACAACAATAACGGCTGGTGCTGGAGTAACAATCAATAGCACTCCGGGTTTGAAGTTGCGTACTCAATGGTCGTCAGCAGTACTTGTTAAAAGGGATACCAATACTTGGTTTGCCGCTGGTGATTTAAGTGCCTAGCAGTATTATTTTTGCTGCTGTCGCTAGTTCAGGCAAATTTAACAATGCCACTGGCGGCACTATTACTACGTTTACTAGCAGCGGTCAGACTGGAACTGTTACTGGTGGTGTGTATCGTGTTCATGCTTTTACTACGGCTGGCGCAGGAACATTTACTGTCACTAATAATATTCAACCGTTTGATTGGCTGATTGTTGGCGGCGGCGGTGCTGGAGCAAGTAACACTGATCTTGGTGGCGCTGGTGGTGGCGGTGCCGGCGGTGTCAAGCAGACGCTTGCTGGTTCTCTTGCCCTTGGAGCGCTGTCTTTAACTGTCGCTGCTGGTGGCGGCTCTTCTATTTTTAATTCCATTACGTCTGGACCCGGTGGCAATGGCGGTGCTCAAGGCGATGATGGCGGAGGTAACGGCGGCAGCGGAACAAATGGTGGCTCCGGTGGTGGTGGCGGCGCTGGCTATCATGTCAATTCACCGTGGAGTTCTGGCGGTGGTGGAACGTACTCTGGTGGTCAAGGTGTAAGTGCTGACGACTACGACGGTAACGGCGGAGGCGGAGGCGGTGGCGGTTCTGCTGGAAATGGTAGCAATGGTACCTACCGTGGCGGTGGCGGCGGTGGTGCTGCTACTGCATTAACGATTACTGGTTCTTCAGTTTCCTATGGCGCTGGTGGTGGCGGTACAGGTCGAGACAACATTAGTACTTCAACTGGTGCTGCAAACACGGGCAACGGTGGCGTTGGTGGCGGTGCAGGTGGTACAGGAATTGTCGTAATACGTTATCGAATTGGTTAAGCCGGAAAGGGCTGCTCATGGTACTCGCTGGATTCTTCGACATTAACAATAATGGGTTGGATGTTGCCGATATAGGCACTATTTGCGGTGTGATAGGGGCAATTGCTATCGCTACACGCTGGATAGTGCGCCATTTGGTGAAACAGATCCATGACATTGTGGTCGAAGAAGTTACTAAAGCAACGTATCCTATTAATCCCAAGGCTAACGGTGGCCTTTCATTACCAGATGTAGCGCGTGAAACGTATAAGAATACTCTTATCACCCAAGCAATCGCTGACCATTTAGGTATTGATCTAAAGGAGAAATAATGTTAGACAAACTTCCAGCCCCAGTACGTCACTTCTCGCTGCTGCTTATTGCCGCTGTTTTGGCTTGGGCTGCTCAAGGTATTCCTAATGTTGACCCTATTCTTGGCAGTCTCATCGGGGCCATTGCCACGTTTGGTATTGCTTACATTACTCCGTTGACACGGCAGTACGGTGTGGGTGCTGATGCGAGTGTTTCGTGACCCAATCACTTAACGGGTGGGTTGTGCCCCCTAAACACCTTGTAACTAAGAAAGTTCCGGGTGCGGATCGTCGCCTCACGTTGGCTGAGGATGCTGCCCCGTTGCTGCTTGCTGTAGCGGCTGACTACAACAAGTCTGTGCGCCGTATTGATATTGGGCCTACAGATGAAGGTGGTTACAACAATCGGGACGCTAATGGTGCTCCGGGCCGTAAATCTAATCATGCTTCCGGGAGCGCCATAGACCTGAATTGGTCTCAGGAAGGTGCTCAGAACTCTAACTGGGGCAAGAAGTTTTTTAGTCAAGTAAAGACTAAGGCTGCTATTGCTGTGATGAAACAGCGGTATGGCAAATGGATTCAATGGGGAGGGGACTGGCGTGCTCAAGATTTTATGCATTGGGAAATTAAGCCGGGCGTGACCCCAATTATGGTCAAGGCTGCTTGCACAAAACTCAACATTAACGCTGATGGAGTTCGCGGATAAGGGGTTCTTATGGGTTTCATGGATT